CTTATTAGGGTCATCTTCTCTTGCAGAAGCATCCATTAATGCTTGTGCTTTAACATAATTAATTAAAGCCTCCTTGTAGCTTGCGAAGTCAGCAGCCGCAAAGTCTATGAGCTTAGATTTGTTCTCTAACTCCGTAGGTAAAAACTTTAAGTAGTCTGACTGTACCGTTCCTGAAAATGCAACCATTAGACTCGAACCCCAACTCTAAAGTACGGTATCTGTGCGTCATCGTAAGCACAGTATAATAATATTTTTAAACCAGTTTCCCCAGATCTGGTAACCTGTAGCTTGCCTATGGAAACTTTCTTCAGGTATTTACGAATGCTGGTAGTTACATCATCTTTTATTGCTAAGAATTTTCCATCAGGGAATTTCTCTGATACTGATCCTACTAATGGTACC